CGTGGACGAGGAGGCGAAGATGGCGAGCTTGTCGTAGTAGACTTCGAGCGATGTCAGGTATTCACTATCGGCATCCTGCATGGACAGATTGATGTAGCCGGAGCCGGTCGATGCCACTGGGTTGATGGTGACGCCACTGGTCTGCGAGGTGCCGCCGCGTGTGTCACAGTTGATGAGGACGAAAGTGCCTGCCGTGGCATTGACGCTGAATATCTGCCACTCCCCGTTGGCCACGGTCATGCCCGTATTGGTGGCTCCTGAAATCTGCACGCGCATGAGGTTGCGGAACTTGGAGATGTCCGCCAGGGGAACCTGCACCGTGGTCGGGAAACTGGCGTGCAGCGTGACTCCGGTGGGGCCGACTGCCGCAGCCAGCGCCGGGTCCCATATCATGGGATTGCCGATGGTGGAGAAGTAGAGATAGCTGCCACGCAGCGTGTAGACCTTGGACTGGAAGGTGCGGACGTAGAATCCCTTGCCAGTGCCTTCGGTCTTGACGCCATCATAGTAGTGCTGGTTGTCCTGCGGGTAGGTGCTGGAAGGTGAATAGCCGACTACATAAATCTTGCCGTCGAACGTGTCGTAGTCGGTCTGGTCGTAGTCGGTCGCTGTCTGGTTGATGAGCTTCTGGCCCTTGAGCGCCACGCCCGGCACCGACCACGAGGGAAGCGTCGGCACGACGTTGTGGCCGAACACGTAGAGCGAGCTTTCGGTCGCGGCGAACCCGAACGACCCGGTGACGTCCGCCACCTGCACGAAAGCGCGGCGCTTGACGATCTCGCCACCGGGGCTGATGGCGGCATTGATGAGCCGGGTAAGAGTTCCAGCCGCCGATGTCAGCGGCGACTTGCGCGTGTCCAGCCCCGCAATGAAGTTATCGACAATTTGATAAGTCAATTTCCGGGACCATAGAGCAGGTTGCTGTTGCGCTGGCGCAGCACCGGAGCGCCACCGCCAAGCGACGAGATCTTGTTCTTGGCTCCGATCTTGTTGCCAAGGACCTTGACCAGGTGCCGCTGCGCCTTCTGCATCTTGATGGGAGCGTCGTCGGCCTTGGCCCGCCCCAGCAGGTCGGCGGCGCAGAACAGGATGATCGTGGTGGCGTCGAGGGTGGAGAGATCGGAATCCGAGGTGAACGGCGCGAGCTGCTGCATCCCCTTGAAGCGGACGCTGCCGCCGGTCGTGTCAGGCGTCGGCCACACACGGAAGCTGTCCGGCCCCTCCACGTCCCACGCCTGCACCGGGTCGGAGCGGGCGGTGTTGGTGCCGTTCGGGGCGATGTGGTTCTCGTCTATGCCGTAGACGAGCGGGTCCCAATTGGTGGAGGTGGGCTGCGATGTCCACGTCTCGCGGACCATGTCGTAGGTCATGGCGACGGGGGACACCGGGAACGGGTAGAGGTACTGCCCCGCTGTCATCGTGACGTTGGCGCGCACGACAAGGTCGGGCCAGACGAATGCCGTCCACAGCTCCTCCTGGGTGCGCGCCAGCAGGTACTTCAGCGTCTCGTACTGGTTGACGCCCTGCGCCACGGAGAGGGCGTGGCCCGCCTCGGAGCGCAGGTTCTTGACCATGAGCGAAAGCTGCTGGGTCCGCATGTCACTTCTTCTTTTCTACCGGGCCGGGGCCGAAGGGCGGCTCGGCGTCGTCGGTGCCGGTGATCTCGGTCTCGTAGGTGAGCGGGTTCACCCACTCGATCCCGGCCTTCAGCTTGACGCCTGGGGCGTTCATCTCGGAGGGGGACGAGCGCCCGCCCCACGCATTGGCGCAGTGCTCCGCGCCGTAGATTTCGGAAAGCCTCTCACGCTCGGACTTGGGGTCCTGCCGGACCTCGGCGAACGGGACCACCTCGGTGATGGCGTGCTCGCCGTGGACAAGGCGGAGAATCTCGATCTCCGGCCACGACACCGGATTGTATTCGCCACGGACCATCGTGTTGCGGTCGTCGCTGCCGATGGCAATGTGTGCTGTGCAGAAGTGCATTCGTGTCTCCCATGGTTGGCGGGCCTGGCGTCTCCCAGGCCCGGCAACCATCATGCACTAGGCGATATCGATAACCAAAGACGAGTTGAACTGCTTGCCGATGAGCTGGCAGGTGGACGTGATCGAACGGTACATGATGAACTTGTCCGGGGGACGTGCCGGAGTGTGTTTGTGCATCCACTCGTCTTCCATGCACATCATGTGGATCTTCTTCGAGTCGAACCAGTAGGCGCGCTTGGACAGGCCAAGATCATCGAGCGTCGGGTCGTACACGACCTCCTGCCCGGCGAAGCTCATGCCGCCCATCGAACCGTCCTGGGTCCCCTTGAAGCCGTTCATTGCATAGTTGCCGTTGGCCCTGATCTCGGTCTCCATGGCTCCAAGGAACGCGGAACCGCAGAGGAAGGTGTCAGGCTCGCCGCCATAACGGGTTAACTGGCGTCTCTCGCTCTGCAAGGTTTGCAGGAGAGCGCCACCGTTGGCGACATTCGAGGTGATGGCACCGCCGCCCCACGCAGCGAGCGCGGGAGTACCCGACACCAGGGTGCCGAATGCTGCGGTATAAGCACGATTGCGCCACCACTCGAATCCGGCGGTTGCCCTGTTGATGCCGCCGACAACGCCAGTGGACGGCGTGTCCGAGATGAGGAGCTTCAGGCCCGCGAGGGCCTTTGCGTCGGCAACGCCGTCACCGTAGAGCAAGGCATTCATCTTGCGCGCGTATTGCTCGCCCAAGTCGAACAGCTTGTCTTCCAGAAGCCCCACCAGCACGGTCATCTCGCGACGGCTGTGCTCGGTCGTGCGCTCGCCGTTCGAGCCTGGGTCAACGACGGAGATGCCGTCGATCTTCAGCTCGGTGTGGGAAAGCGTGAGGCCGATGTGGTGCTCGCGCCAGGTGTAGTTGGCCCTTTTGATATTGGCTGGCGTATAGAAGACCACCTGGTCGTCGTGGGTGTAGCCCTTCAGGGAGTCGTTGGTGCCACCGGCACCGAAGGCACCCGAAACGGCTACGGAGATATCGCCCTTGCCGCCAGGAAAATACTTCTTCTTGGCGACCATTTTGTCGAACAGGGGACGCTTCTGAAGGGTCTGCCTCCACACGTCCCCCTTGTCTAGGTAGTAGTCCAGCGCCGCATTGGCGATGTTGGTTAGTTCACCTGCTGTGAAGGCCATTTGGCTAACCCTTTCAAGGGTTTAGCCTCCTGTTCGCCTGGCGTTTTCAAGTCCCTGGATTGCTGCTTCCATGAGAGATTTCGGTGCCGCGCGAGCAGAAGATGTCTGCGTGGCTCCGTTCGGCTGCTTGGGCGTAGCACTTGGCCGTGGCGCTATGGAGCGCATCTGGCGGTTCACTTCCTCGTATGCGTTCTTCGTTATCTCTAACGCTTCCTGCACGTTTGAAATCTTGCCGCCGCGCTCGAACAACATGGCCTGCGCCGCCCGCCTTACGGAGGGTGCCTTGGCCTTGTAGTCGGGATCGTTCGCTGACAGCCGAAGCTCGAAATTGGTCACGGCGCGCTGGACATCAGCCTGCACGGCGCGAACCTGGGAGACCTGTGTCTCCTGCGCCGTCTCACGGAGTTCGACCTGCGAGCGCTGGTGGTCATAGCGCTGGCGTGCGAACTCCCTGGCTGCTGCCTCGGTCATATGACCGGCACGCACGCGGTCGGTCAGGTCCTTGGGGAGAACCACCCCAAGATACTCCTGCGCCGTCCGCACGAACGGGGCTACTGCCTTGTAGAACGAAGCATAGTCACCGGCCCGCAGCATCGCTGCCATGCGCAGCGTTCCCGCCACGTCATCTCCGGTGAGCTTGTTCTGCTTGGCGAAGGTCTCAATTTCACTGCCGATCTGGGCGACGGGACGTAGAGCGGCAACTTCGTTGCGCAATTCCCGACGCTGCTTCAGCAGCTTGTTGATCTTCTTCCTGACTGCGGGGGCAGCATCCTGTGGCGCTGGCTCCTCGTCGTCCGGGGTCCCGTCGTCTGCTTCCTCGGTGTCTGCCTGTCCCGGCTCTTCGGGCTTGATGTCCGTGGGGGCGGACTTATCGTCGGTTTTGGCCAGCACGTCGGTTTCGTTCGTGGCCGGAACCACCTTGAGAACCGCGTCGAGCAGACCTTCCTTCGATTGATCCCCTGATGGAACCGTCGTCGGCTCGGACGACGGAGATGATGGAGAGGGCGCTGGCGACGGCGTGGATTCGGGAGCTGCGGATGGTGTCTCCGCAACGCTTGTCCCGGTTCCTTCTTCGGCCATCTGCGCTTTCGCCCTGTTGTCGTCTTATAAGCGCAGAAAAATGTGCGCGTCAAACACTGTCATTGCAGCCTGGTGGTCGGTGCCTGCCCTTCCGGTGAAGGCTGTGCCGGTGGAGCGCCGGGGGCCTGCGAGCTGGGCGTCGGGGGCGCTGGCGCGTTGAGACCGCCCTGCGGCCCCTGCGCATTCGGGTCACCCTGTCCAGCCATCCCCGGCAGCTTCCCGGAGTTCATGCTGGTGATCGACGGCAGCCCGTCGGCAATGGCCTCGTCCACGTCCACCTTGTCATCGAGACGTTGGATCGCCTGCTTGACCACGAAGCTCGGCTTGATGCCGGGGAGCTGCATGAGAATGGGGGCAAGACGCTCGAAATTCTGAAGCTCCTGCGCCTGGTTCGGACGCCCGCTGGAACCAGCCTGGATTTCGAGGAACAGGTCGCGGGCCACCTCCGCCTTGGTCAGGCTCGGCCATATCGCGCCGGGGCCGACGATCTGCTTGACGATCTCCTCGCTGACGTTGAGCAGCAGTATCTGCCCCGCTGCCCTGGCCATGGCCGTAAGTGTCTCGTCAATGTCGTCCACGGCGGAGCCGGTGGACGAAGCCTTGGCGGAAGCAGCGATAGATGTCTCGGTTGCGGTATCTCCGCTGGTCCCACCAAGGTCCGCTTCCTGATCTCCAATGGTACGCTGGAGGTCCTGGAAGATCGGGTTCACTTCATAGAGATTGGGATCGACAGGAGCGCCCTTTACGGCTTGCAGGAGCTGGTTGATGTCCTGCCCCGGCTGCAAGCCGGAGACACCGATCAGTGCGTTGACCGGGTGGTTCCTGAAGGCGTCGAGGTCATCCTCGGAAAGCGTCCCCTCGGCGTAGGCGATCTTCGGGCGATTGGCGATGCGATGCTCGCGAAGCCCCTGCCGGGAACGGTTCAGCTCGCGTTGCATGGGGCGGACGAGCTGCACGTCGGAGATGGGATAGACGCGACCGTCGAGTTCGTTGAAGGCCGTGAGAAACCACGGCCAGAAGCGGTCGATATAGACCGGCGGGTCGGCTGGCTCGCGCAGGAAATCCGGGTAACCGTCGCACAGGACGTAAACCAGGCCGTCCTTCTTGTTGTAGACCTCCCAGACGATGCACAGATCGGCGTCCCCCGAATCGACGCTGGAATCGTCCCTGGAGCCACCGGTCTCCCACGACTTCCTGGCGCGTTCGTAGTCGCTGCCACTGTCGGAACGCTCGTAGCTGGTGTGTCCTTTGGAGACATCCACACCATAAATTTCCTGCACGTCGTTGACCGACAGCATGTATTCCTCGGCGACCCAGTCGCAGCCAAGGAAGTCGCGGAGCTGGATGCAGTGCGGGTCCACGATGACGGCGGATGGTTTGGGCCAGGAGAAGGTCAGCCCTTCGCGGACCACGACGTCCTGTTCCTTGGCGATCTCCTGCATGGTCAGGCGCATCTGCTCGGCGGCGGCACTGTCGATATCGACCTCACCGTCGGCCAGGTCTGCGGAGACACGCTGCACCAGCCTGAGCTGGTTCTGGATGTCGGCGATGCGCGAGTCCTTGTCGGGAGATTCACCCACCATCCGCTGGAAGCCGATGCGGGTCCAGCCGACACCCGATGTGGCGGCGCGGCGCACTGTCATCTTCATCATCGACTTGAAAGACTGCTGTTGCTCGCTGACCTCGTACTCGTAAAGAATCTCCAGCGTGCGGGCGATCTTGTTGAGGATGGTGAGCTGCTGCTTGACGGCCTGCGAGTCGGCAATGACCGCCTGCGCGTTGGCTATCTCTTCCGGCGGTGGCATCATGGGAACCGGCGGCATGGGCATGGCGCCGCCGGGAGCGCCTTCGGGGCCAGGAGCGCCGGGCGATCCGCCCATGGTCTCGCCGGGATGCGGCAATCCCTTCGCCGCGTTGCCCGTGGTGGAATCCACATGATCGTTCTGCATCGCGCCAGGAGGCGGCATTCCGGGAGGCGCACCGGCAGGCCCAGCCATGCCGGGGGCCATTGACGGCATCCCCATCTTCTGGCCCATCGCCATCATCGCCAGCATCGACGCCTGCTCGGCCTGCTTGACGATGGATTGCGACTGCGCGAGCTGTTCCATGGTGCCGTCCCACACCGTGGAGAGAATGCGCGGACGTCTCCTACAGACGGCTTTGGGGTTTTTGGCGTAGACGGTGGAGACACGCTTCTGGATGTGCTGGAGCGTTATGTTGGCGATGTAGAGGTCGTCATTCACCGAATCGCCGTAGACCGATATCTTCGGCTCCTCGCTCCACTGATTCCCTGCCGCGAATTTCTGGTCCTTCTCCATCTGCCGGAAGGTTGGGTCCCAGAACGTCTTGGCCTGCTTGACCATGTTGGCCATGGCATCGACAAGGGCCTTGCGCCTCGGCTCCGGCTCCGGCCTCTCCCTTTCAAGGACCTTCTGTCCGGGCGGTGTCGGCTCCGTCAGCAGCGGGTGAGGTGTCGGCGGCGGGCCTGGGTCGAAGGGGTCGTCGGTTGGAGGAGGCAGTGCCATGGTGTCAACCCTTCTTCCACACAGGCGCGAGAGTGATCGGGTGTCTCTGCTTGCTCGACTGCGATATCACGCTTTGATTGACATTGGTGATAAGCGTGTTGGCTATGCGCGTCGAGGATGCTTTCTTCAGGACGAAGCCGGTCTTCTCACGCCTCGGCTTGGGTGCCATCACCAGCCCGCCTTCTCTGCCGAACTTATCCGTCGGCGCTCCTGATTGGCTTGGGCCTTCACCCACGCGAGAGTGCCGTGCTTCGCCTCCGGCTTCGCCTTGCGTGGCGTCTTTGCACTAGTCTGAGCGCCCAGCCCGGTGCCAATCCACGCCAGGGCGTCAACAAAATCGTCCCTTGCCCCGAACGGAAATTGTAGGAGTTCCTGCCGCGCCTCCATCCACCACGAAGCGTGGGCTGGGAAATAGACCATTCCCATTGCCATTCGGGCCATGACAGACTGCGCGCGAGACTTCTTGTCATGGACGGGGGTGACCTCCGAGACCGATGTGAACGTGCTGCGCTCCAGCATACGCTTGCGTAGAAAGGGGCCTATGGACTTGCTGATGTGGCCGCGCTCGGCCCACCAGTAAAGAATCTTGTACTTGGCCATGAGGTCGATCATCCGTTCCACCACGACATCGGTGGGCAGGTGGCTCCAGACCAGATCTTCCAGCACCCAGATGTTCTGCTCCTCGTCCACGCCCACCACCATCAGGCAGGTCTTGTCGCGATCCTGTGTGGTGGACACGGCATGGTCGGACGCCGCGTAGTAGCGGAGGTTCTTCGGCAGCTCGCCGCGAGCGTAGGTCCTGATCTTGTCCGCCGGGAAGAAGTTCCCCTTCTCCGGCGTGGGGCTGCCCTGATAGAGAGCCTGGAAACCGCGTGGGTCGGCGGCGCGCAGCGATTCCAGGTACTCCACCGGGAACCGCTGCGGCCACAGGGCCTCGCCGTATCTACGACCCAGGGGGTCGCTGTCCGTAGTGGCGAGGGCCGGTAGGTCGATGATCTTCCACTTCGGGCCTTCCACGGGCGAATAGTCGGGGTTCTGCGGGTCGGTCAGCCGACCCACCAGATCGTCCTCGTGCCAGCGTGTCTGGATGATGACGATCCAGCCCACGCTCGAAAGAAGCCGGGTCTTGGCGACCTGGTTGAACCAGGCCCAGAGCTTATTTCGGGTGACCAGGGAGTCGGCCTCCACGCGGTCCTTGATGGGGTCGTCTATAAGAAGCCCGGTAGCCCCACGGCCTGTAATTGCCGACCCACGACCCACGAAGAACAGCTTGCCGTTCATGGTGGTCTCGACACGGTCAACCGACGCCGTCATCAGGGATACCTCCGGGAAAACCTGATGGTAGACGCTGTCCTCCACGATCTCGCGGACCTCGCGCCCGAAATCCCACGAGAGCTTGTCAGAGTAGGTCGCCAGAATGATCGACTGCTCCGGGTGTCGCCCGATGTACCAGGAGGGGAACATGCGGCTGGAAAGCTGCGATTTCCCGTGTCTCGGCGGGACGTTGATGATGAGCCTGGGGATTAGCCCGCACTCGACCTGTTCAAGAGCGTAAGCGATGGCTCGGTGGTGCAGGGCCGTAATATATTGACTCTTGTGGACATCGTCGGGGTCGTCGGCATCCGGCATCATGAAGCGGGCGAAGGACAACAGATCATCCTTCGCCTCCAGTGCGGTCCTGCGACGTTCGAGTGCGGTCAGATATCTCTGGCTAGTCGTCGTCACTCTTCCTCGACTTCTTGCTGCTCCTAACGATTGGGGCTTCCTCGAAGGTGAAGTCCAGCGATGCCGTCACGTTCATGTTGGTGTGCAGCTCCACCGGGCAGACCGCCGGAACCACGAACAGCGAGGGCTTTACCCCTGTCGTGACCTCGGTGTCGGACACCAGCGTCGTCGGCTCCGGCAAGCCATTGAACATGATGATGGTGTCAGCCGTGAAGCCCGTGCCGATGCAGCTCAATGTGATGTCGGCTGCGTCTCCGGCGACGGCGCTATCGGGATTAAGGCTGTCCAGCGTCGGTGCTCCCACCGGCTCCGGCAGCGTGGGTCCGCCCTCGTAGGTGATCCACGTCTCGTCGGCCCGGACAATCTCGCCTTGCAGGGCGAGGATACGACCGGCACGGTCCTTGTGGACGACATTGCGGAAAGGCTCGATTGCCGCCGTCAGCGCGTCGGCCATGGCCTGTTCGTCTTCCTCCGCAGAGCGGGTTTCGATTTCGAGTGCTCTCTTGGCCATGGTTATTCCTCCTCCTCGTCGGAGTCCTCGGTGGCCTCGCCCTGTTCCGGGTCCGTCCATGATTCGTCGTCAATGACCAGTTGGGCCTGCGCCTCCAGCGCCTCGACCGCCTTGGCTTTGTCGATCTTGCTGCGGTAATCGTCAATCAGCTTGCTAAGGGCGAGTTCAAAGTCTTCCATTTTCAGGTCCTTCCAGCCGCTTGGGCTATTCTTGATGTCGCGATAGGTGAGAATCATTCTGTCAGCCTCGGAAGATGGAGGTCGCCTCCCAGTCCGATCAGGTTCAGCAAAAGCACGATAATGATCAGCACCATCAGCACCATCAGGGCGATCTTGATGATCCGATTGGGCGGGTCGGGGATCGGGATCGTATCGAGGACGTAGATCACGAGCCAGTAGAGCAGGCCCAGCACGAGCAGGTAGATGATAAGAGTGATAAATCCGCCGATCATGGTGTCTCTCCTTCAGGGCTTGCCGCCCTGGCTTCCAGTTCCATTGCCGCCGTTGCCGTTGCCGCAGGAGCCGCTGCATCCGCCGCCATTGGTGCTCTGGCTGCCACTGCCAGCAACAGAAGCGCTGCCGCCACCTCCGGTCGAGCTGCTACCACCAGCAGCAGCAGTACTACTGCCACCGCCAAGGCCAGCACTAGCAGAGCCACCACTACCCCCACCACCAGATCCACCAGACGTTGCGCCGCTGCCGCTATGCGTTGTCCGATCACTGGGGCGATCCCCCGTCCTGCTACCCGGCTTCTCGATGGAGAAACCATGGGCCGTACGTTCCGGCGCGGCGCAGATGGCCGTCACGTCGACCCTCATCGAGCGCAGCACACGGCACTGCGACGGCGTATGCGTCACCATCACTGCGGCGCAGACGATGGCAATGCCTGCACGATGAGTTGAAGCGTGGCGCAATGGCTGGCAATAAGCTCCTCACTGGGTGGTCCACGATCGAGTATCACGCCGACGATCCAGCGCTCGTTGCCGCCCGCCGCCCAGCCGGTCGAGATACTCCATTGCTCCGACGCCCCACGCTCCGCCACTACGCGGATCGTACAGCCCCCCTCGGTACGGACCACCCTGTATGAACTGAGGAACCTGTCTAGCAGGGCTGGGTCCGAGAACACCTTCCAGATCACAAAGACAGGGACGACGCACGCAAGTATGAGCGCCAGGATCGCGACGTTCCTGAGCGTCAACCCCTTGAGTACGTTCGCGGCGCTGTTTAGCCATTCGGACATCTTTCATGCGGTGGAGACACGATGGTCTGCGGCCTTGAGAGCCGCCAGAAACGTCTTGTGGTATCCCGCGATCAGCTCGTCCTTGTCGTTGCCGTTGACGATCTGGCGGGCATTGATCGGATCGTCGCGTGTTTCGTTGAAATAATCGCCCAGCTTCTTGCCCGTCCACCAGCCTTCCGCGCAGCCGCGGAACAGACAACGCGCCGCTATAAGCGAGTCCAGAGCAATATCAGGATGATCAACAAGATCGCGATCATCAATAAGTCCAAGAATAGCGCTTGCCCG